GAAAACAAAAAGCCAAAAAATAAAATGAAGAAAAAGAAGAAAGCACCTAAAGGTTATCACATGATGCCTGGTGGAAAATTAATGAAGGGTGCTAAACATAAATCTAAAAAAGAAAAATACTAATGCCTTTCAGTAAATATAGTTCTAAACAAAAAAAATTAGCAAGAGTTGCACCACCAAGAGATAAAATTACTAGTGCTGATTTTAAAGCTATGAAAAAGAAAAAAAAGAAAAAGAAATAATATGAAAAAAGGTTATCACAAAACTAAAGATGGTCGTACAGTCAAAAAAGGATTGTACTATTACATGAATAAAAGAAAAAAAGCAGGTACAAGTCGTAAGGGTAAAGGAACTGTATCAAGTAAGGCTTTAAAAAGATCAGCTAAGACTGCTAAAAAATAATTGTTACTAGGTGTAGTTGCTTGTCAACTGGGTATGATGGAGGGATAAATACTATAGGTATGTCTAAAAAAAAATCTTGGGTAAGATCAAAAAGTGTTGTTGTTGATATTGGTAATTGCAAATATTGTAATCAAGAAATGACTAATGAAGATTCTTTTGTGCCCATTGGCAAAATTATTTATGGTAAGTACAAATATCAAAATGCCCACTATGATTGTGTAAAAGAAAACGATAAAAAACTAAACAGTTAGATGTTTAATAATTTTATCAATCCTTTCATACCATTCTTCCTTATATTGATTATCCTTAGTTTTATTATACAAATTAGCTAATTTATCTAGCTCATCATATCTATTTGATAGACCTTCTAACCTATCATATTTTGGCTTGTATTTTTTAGGTATCTTGTTTATTGTTAAGCTCATACCTTTTCTTTCATCAGGCTAGGGCAGTCTTATTCTTAGACCCCCTAGCCATCCCCATTGTTATTGTGTTATTTTTAATACCTCATCGGTATCATTCGATTGATCTGTTAATTGATCAAAAGAATTTGGATTAGGATATAACTTCTCATTTCTAATTTGATTATTTACATTTATTTCTGGAAGTTTATCCAAATATTGTAAATCACTTTTGTAGGTTGTGGGATTAAATCCTTCAAAAAAATATGTGACAGGTACTTTAAAAAAGTCACTAAGCTGTAGGATGTGAAAACCACTTAATCCATTAACACCTTTTTCATATTTTTGTATTTGTTGGAATGTAACATTAAGAACCTTTGCTATTCTTTCTTGGGTCTTTTTTCTTTCAACTCTTTTGTTTCTTAATTTGATACCAGTATGAATATCAAATGATATTTTATTATCAGTTTTTGGTTTTGATGACATTAATAGCCTTCCTTTCTTTTAACTTTTAACCAATTTAAAAAACTATTTACAAATTTTCGTAAATAATTTTTGCGTCTTTATTTTGAGCTTGAACAATTCTTCTTACTAATTGTTTGTACTCAAGATAATCCTGATATGTATGAACACACATTCTGCCATTAATAGATGCCATGATCTTATTGTGGCATTGTTGAAGCTTCCCATACAATCTAGGAATTTCATTTGTTAGACTCATTGTCCTCCTTCTTTTTAATGATGGAATGAATCAGATTTTTATGAGTAATATCCTTAACTACTGCATTTTCTGAAGCATCCCTTTGATCTGCTGCCTTCTCAACAGAATCAAATTCCTCCTCAAGAGTTGCTGCAAATTCATAATAATATATTTTTTTACAACTCATAGTAATTATTGACTTTCAATTTACTATTTTTAGGAAAAGTAATCAAGCTATATTTTCTCATAAACACATTACTTGATTTTACCAATCCTAATCTCTCAGCATCTTTTAAAAGAATACCAACTCTTTGTTTAGTGACTTGTAATTGTGCACCAATCTCAGTTAGCTTTGGATAACATTCATTTTTTTCATAGTAATCAGCCATAAAATCAATCATTTTTTTAATTTGTGGGCTGAATAATATCTTTGTTCTAGTCACTTTTCTTCTCACTTTCTGAAGAACTGATAATCATTTGTCTAAGCAAATTATTATAACCTGCAATATCTTTATGTGTGTCTTCTTTATACATAAATTCTTTTGTGCCATCATTGATAGTTCTAGTTAATTTTAAAACAATCATTAACTGTGGTACTAATGTAATTGGAACTTCAATTTCTTTTTTATTAATTACTTCCAATACACTTTTAATAAAATTAGCAATAATATATGAGTTGTGCTCAAAGCTTCCATATTCTTTTTGCTTTCCTTCTAACATCTGCTTGACCATCTTTTCGCCAATATCAATCCATTTTATATTGTCATCATTCATCTAGTTTCTCCTTTAATTTATTAATTTCAATTTCTTTTAATTGAATTTCTTCTTCTGCATAGTCCACTTGTTTTTTTAAATCGTAATTTTCTTTTTTTAATTTCTCTATAATTAATTCCAAATCACATGAACCTCTTTCATCCTTTTGTTTATTTCTTACTTTCACAAGAATATCCCATCACTAATTTGTTGTTATAAAAATAACCTACATCTTTTTTGTATGTGGCCACAATATCTAAGGCTTCCATGCAATCGATGTCTTTCATTATTAAAACTTTTTTAACTTCATAAAGTTCAGAATTAATTACAAGTATTAAATACAAAATGTATTTCATAATAAAAAGGGGTGGCGCAGTTAACTAACCATTGAGGGAGCAATAATGAAAACCACCACCCCATTTATTACAGATTAAGCCTGTTTAGGCTTTCTCTCTTGTAATTTATGAACAACTTTGCCATCATCCTTAGTGTTAATCCACTCAGTAAGATTAATGGTGTCTCCTTTTCTCATGTCCTTACTTAATTTAAATGAGCCCCAAAACTTTTCTGGGTTTTCATTGTCTCTATTAAGGAAACCTTCACCTTCTTTTAATTCAAATGCCATAATTAACTCCTTTGTTGTTTGGTTATTTGATTTTTTAATGCGTTAAATTTTACAAACTCATCAGTCTTTGTGAACGCATCCCAACCCATCGACTGATGTATCTCAGTTTTAAGATTTTCAATATCCTTTCTTAAACCTGAAAAATTTTTTTTCTCTTTATTGTTTTGAATTTTATCTAATAATGTTGTGATATAATTTTTATCTATTTTAATTACATTAGAAGTTTCTTTTTTAATAGGTTTGGCAATAGGTTTATTGATTGGAAGACTTTCAAAACTTTTATCAACTTCATCTTCTGAATAAACAAATCCATGAATACCAATTAATTTTAATACAGCTCTATCAATTGCTCTTTTTTCGGCCATCGCATAAGGATAGGCATTGGTATTATTTTTTGGTGTGGCCTCCCCATAAGTAATTACTCTATTATCTTTTAATGAAGCGGTGCACTTAATAGCAACCACTCCTTCTTTAGAATTTTTTTCTATTTCTTCTAAACTTTCAATGACCACTCCTTTCATTTGTCCAGCGATTTCTATGTAGCGATGTTTCATGCAAGTCGCATTATGTTTTTGCCACAAGCAATCATCAGGATTAAATTTTAATTCATTTAAAATATCTTTTACGATTGGATCAATCTTCATTTTTTATCTTTCCTTTTTTTATTGTTTTCTTTGGTTTAGAATTAACTTGTTCTAACTCTAATTTAAGTTTTAATATTTCTTCATCTCTATTTCTTAAATTACTTCTTAATGTTTTTATTTCTTCATTATACATTCTATTTCTTGTTTGAAGTTTAGCTAACTCCATCATTATTTTATCGGTCATTTTTTTTCTTTCTACTTTGAGTTATGTAGTCATAAATTAAATATAATTTCCCATCGTTAACAACTTTATGAAAGTTTGTTTTTAAATAGTTCATAACTTTATTTAAAATGTAAGTGTCATTTCTTACTTGTTTCTTTTTTATATTTTCAATCATACCTCTCCTTATAGTTTGTCGTAAAAATTTTCTAATTTTTGCATATCTTCATCTTCATAGTTTTCTAACATGAAATTATTTTTGTAGTGTCTAATCTCAGACCAATCTACTCCAATCATACAAGCTAGTTTTCTAATATCCCCACCTGATATTCTTAACATCTCTTGTCTTTGAATATTAATCTGAATAAATTTTCTAAAAAAATATTTTAGACCTTGCTCAGATAATTCCCAACAATTGTCAGGTGAAAATATAGTGTAATCACTTTCAGAAACATAAACTAAATAAGGTTTGTATTGGTAATCAAAGTGCTTAGAATAAACTGCGGTTTGAATACAATGAGTAAATTGTGGATTGCTAATTTTTTGTGCTTTAGAATATACCCAATCCCCCATTCTATTATCATTATCTTTTGTTTTAGTTTTTGATTTTAATGGACTGTTTCTAGCATTACCAAACCTATTCTTGTGCTCAGTAATAATTTTTAATTCATGGTTATAACAATCAATATAACCTTCATTGGCTAGGTTTAATGTTTGACCCATATACTTATCTTCATACCAATCTGAAAAAAATAATTCCTTACCCCAAGATTGCATTTTATTATTAGATATTTCCTCAACAGCTTTCAAATGATTTTCAACATACTGTTTTACAAATTTTAAAATAAATTTTGCCTTCATGGATTTCTTTTCATCTAAATCAAGATGATCAATTAAATTTTTAAAATGACTTTCAACATCTTCTATTTTTGCAATACCCAATAAAATATTTTGAAACCAATCATGGATAAAAGAACCTGCTTTAAAACTTATGGAATCTTTTTCTGATTTAAAATTTAAGTATGGAATTAATTGATATTTTAAAAACCACATCCAATTTGAAAGTGCGGTTTGTGATGGACTAGTTGTAGCCTTTTGCAAATCCCCACTTGTCCAAGCGGTATCTGTGAACCTTTCTTTTATAATCATCAATCTTGTATTTACTTTTTATTTACAAAAATGTCAATAGTTCTTGCAAATAAATTTTTTTAATATATTAAAATATAAATGGAAGAAAGTATTAAACTTACTTGGCCTGAAATTTTATCTGGTGCTTCTACTGGTGTGATAAGAGAAATAGAAACTTTAAGACAAAATATTCAATGGGGTCATG